TTTGTTTGGAAGAATTTTTTGACGCAACCTTTGTAGTGCTTTCGCTACTGGATTCCGTTTCGGTAGCGCCTTCTTCTTCCGTTTCTTGAGCAATCTCTTTTTCTTCGTTTACTTCTTCTTCTTTTTCTTGCTCTTTGACTTCTTCTTTTTCTTCGATTGCTTTTTCTTCTTTTTCTTCATGTGTGTTTTGTACCATTTTCATAGGACCTTTTGCAACTGTTTCTTCTTCCTCGATAACTTCTTCTTCCTGGGCTGATTCCATAATAGGGGACTCTTCAATAATTTCTTCTTCCTCTTGTACCATTTCCTCTTCTTGAGAAACCATTGGTAAGAAAGATGCTGTGATCTCCTCTGTCTCTTCATAAATTTCCTCCTCTTGTGTAACTGCCGAGAAGAAAGATGTTGTCATTGGTGTTTCCTCTATAATAGATTCTTCTTCCATAACAATTTCTTCTTCCATAACAATTTCTTCTTCCATAATTTCTTCTTCTTCAAAAACCATTAACATTGGAGTAAAAGAAAAAGTCTCTTGAATCTCTTCCATTTCTTCAACTTCCATGGTTACTTCAATTTCTTCTTCCATTGTAAATTCAATAATTTCTTCTTCAAATTCTGCTAATTCTTCTTGTAAATTAGTAAGAGCTGCTGATGCCGATTCTTCTAGGACTGTGTTGTCGTAGGTCATAGTTAATTTAGCACCCAATAAGTTTGGACCGCCTAAATTAACGGGTGTAGAGTCTCCATCAATTCCCGTCCAGGTCCAATCAAATTTATTGGATCCTGCACTATTGTAGATAACTTGATCTGTGTATTTATGAGCATTGGCATAGTATCCTGCGTCTGTATTTCTAATCTGATCAACCTGGGATAGTACGTTGCCATCGGAATCGAGTATTTTAACGGTTGTCTTAAAAGTATCTCTACCTGATTGAGCCTGTCCACACGAGCTAGAAGATCCAGACCACTCGCAGTTTTGAATAATTGTTGTCGAGTCTAGGGTAACTCCATTATCGAGCATTGCTTGAGTTGATGTTTCATCACCTGTTTGAACCCCAACTAAGTTGCCTTGATAATTTAAGGTTCCGGTTCCTGAGGAGGTACTTCCTACTTCTACTTCCTGATAGTTCCAATTTGAATTAGTGCATGTAGTATTAACGGACGTAAAAGAAGAACAACTGGATTGAACGTTAGGAACTGTAGTATCTACAGATTGTAGATTAGATGCTGCGCCTGTGCCATTTGGTAAAAGATTACCGGTTGTAATGTCTTCAGCTTTAACGGTATTAGCAAAACAACTTGCTACTGCATAGCAACAGAAAAACATTATTGCGATGGTTTTAATTTTTATCTTAAACTCATCCATTTAATTTTATCTAGTGTGAAGTTCAGGCTCAGATAATTTAGGTTCAACTTTTTCTCTTTCCTTCATACGAGATATATAACTCTTGTAATCAGGTCTTTCAAAATCATATTTAGTCCAAAGAGCTAAAGCTTCTTTTCCAATTTTACCATCAATAGGACATGGTGTTCCTGCTTGTATCATACTTTCAAATACTCTTTCATCTTGGCATAATATTGCAACTGCTGCAACTTTCATACCAAAGTCGTTTAAAATCCGAGCTAGTTTAAGTCGTTCACAATTTTTGTCAATAAAATGTTTTCCACCAGATACACCTAGGCCAAATGTTTGAACTCCTACTGAAGCTCCAACGGCGCACACATCTTGTGTCATGGAATTATAAGAAGGTGCTCCTGCACTTGGAGGTGCACTTCTTATATTAGAAGTTGTAGAATTTGTAGTTGTAGAACTTGAGCTACTTCCAGATTCATAGGTTGTACTTGATTCGTATCCACCCTCGATTGCGGTATTGGAACCACTAACATTTGATTGTGTTGAACCAGCTAAAGCATTTACTGAAAACAGCAATGTAGCTAAAACAACACATAGGAATCTTATTGACATGACTCACAATCTCCAGTGTCATCAATAACTAAACCTTCAGTTTCTTTACACTCACAATTGTCACATTTACAATCAGAATGATCTGCTTCTATACAATGACATAGGTGATTACATTTTTTACAAAATCTATTTTCCATCTTTTTTTTCGGGTAATCCTTTTGCTAGCCATCCTAGAAATTTAGTCCATGGCCAACAAATTATTTTCCATAGTTTTTTAATCATCCTTGGTCTCCTCAATATTGTAGAAGAATCTATCAGAATCTTCTGTTTTCCATTTACCCGTATCTTCTACATTCCATGTAGTTGTTTGTACTTTCCAGTCAAATGGAATTTCATCCTTAACCGTAAAAGATGGGATACTCCATATTAATCTATTGTTTGGCTGTGCCGCATAGTTGCCGTTTTCCAACGCAAGTATGTGAGCGCACTTATGTTCGTGCGGAATTTCCGAATGATCGGTGTCGACTATATTACCCTCTGGGTGTGCCCAGTCAACCGTAAAAAGATAATGACCATGATGCCATTTCTTGTCTTTGCCATAATATTTTCCGGATTGTCCGCTTAAGATGTCGTAAGTAGTAATAGCAGGATAATAACTAAAACAATTCCAAAGCTCCAACTCGTGAAGCTGCATCCTAGGAACTTTTTTGACATCAAAGCCTCTTTGGATGAAGGCACTAATCGGCAAACGATAGAAGACAGCACCATTTTCCATAATTGCATGAAAGAGTATAGCGTTCCCTGAAATCGATGCCATCCCAAAGATAACACAGTCTTCAGCTTCTCCCATATGTCTGGAAAGGTCATAGAGATATTCCCTTCTGATCTGCGAATATATCGCAGGAATATTCGCATTTAAGTAAGCCATCCAACATAAAATCCTAGTATGTAATTATTAAAGTGCTACTATAATTAATATAATAACAACAACGGCTACGCCAATCACAATTTTTCTGTGATCTTGCCACAAGTGTTTAAGTGTTTCCATGTTTCCTCCTAATGTATTTGACCCCAGTTTTCACCAGATTCATAATCTACCTTATTTGGTACTTCTAGTTTAACTGCTGATTCCATAATATCAACAATTTGTTCTGCTTCTTTATCATCTTTTATCGAAATATCCAACTCATCATGTATTTGAATATGAGGTATAATATCCGCTTTATAGAGTTCTACCATAGCTTTTTTTGTCATATCTGCCGCAGATCCCTGTATTAATTTATTTAAAGCCTTATAAGTGAAAGCTCTCCTGATCCCTGGTCCGTGTTCCTGAAGTGCTGCTTCGTGTGTTAATGGCTTATGGATACCGAATACTGCAGGTTCCCATAAATGAAAACGGCATAATCGTCCAAGCAAAGTTCGTATCTGTCCACGATTTTGAGCTCTTCTTGATACAGTTTCCATAAGTTGTTTAACAAAAGGAACTTTATTGTGGTAAGTTGCAAATAGTTCTGCTGCCTTATTTTTACTCACTCCCAATTCAGCTTGTAACTTGGCTTTACCCATTCCATAAAATAATCCTAAATTAATAGTTTTAGCTTGAATACGAGGTATCTCTGCCATATCAGCTACTATCTTATGAAAGTCTGCTTCTCCTTCTTTGTAGGATTCTAAGACATCATAAACACCAGGTAAATTTTGAAGAGATGCGTAGTGTACTACGAGTCTTGGTTCTTGTTGCGAATAGTCAAAACACCCCCACTTACATCCTTCTTCAGGGATGAATAGACTTCTAATTAAAGGTCCAAGATCCTTGTTTCTTGCAGGAACTTGCTGGAGATTTGGATTCTGATACGAGAATCTTCCCGTAACCGTTCCTCCATTATCGGATCTCAGTTGATTAATTTCTGAATGTATTCTTCCATGATGTTCGTGTTTTAAAATAGTATCAATGAACGTGGTATGGGCTTTATTAATTTCTCTAGCTTGAGCAATTTTTTTTACTAAAGGATGCCGATGATTTTGTAAAAAGTTTTTAGTAAAAGAAGGTGCCTCTGTTTTTTCAGTTCGTTCATAGGGCAGTTTTAACTTGTCGAATATTTTTGCAACAGAAGTCGCAGCCCATATTTGTGGTTCGATGTTTGTTTCTTTTTTAATTTCTAGTAATAACTGTTCTTCTTTTGTTGCTAGTTGTTTCTTAGTTTGGTTCGCTTTTTCAACTTGTACACGAACTCCCTTAAAACGCATATCAACTAGGCAGGGAAATAAATCTGTTTCTAGATTAAAAATAGATTCAACGTCTTGATTAATAATTTCCTGTTTTAATTTTTGCCAAAGATCATAAGTAACTCGTGCATCTTTTTCTGCATAGTTGCCTACATAGAGAGCGGGAAGTCTCCACATTTCCGCTTTGGGATTAATGCCCCATTCTTTAGCAGCGGTTTGAAGAGCAAGTTCATCTTTTCCATATCCTAAATATTCTTTGCCTACACTATTTAAATCATACCTCATTCTATTTTCATCAACGAGGGATGTGGCGATCATCGTGTCAACGATTAATCCATTAATTTCCATACCCATCGAACGAATCCAGCACACATCGTACATAGCGTTATGAAATATTTTAACGGCATCGTTCTTCAGAAGATATCTAAACCAAGATAAAACTCTAGCAGGATCCATATTGCCTCCTCCTTCATGATCAAAAGGGAAATATCTGCAATAGTCATTGGTAGCAACAGAGATGCCTACAATTTTGCCTTCTTGGATAACCGAACCTGATCCCATATGGTGATTTAAATTAGGATCACAGGTCTCTAAGTCTATGGCTATTTCGTTATAATTATTTAAATTGGGTAGTTCTGTAGGCTTAACCCATTCCTTTTGGGCTTCAAATTTTGGGGTGATCATATTTTAGATGCTTTCCATTTTTTATATCCATCCACCCATTTCTCCTGTTTTAGTTCTGTAAAAGTTATTCCTTTGGGAGGGTGGTAATGCCCTTCCATATTTTCATCAATATAAAAAAGTTTGACACCTAGTTTTTTCTGTAAAGCAGTTAGACTGCGATGAATTGGGTATCCATCTCTTTTTCTTTTTAGGTAGGTTTTAACATCTAATAATTCTGTAGCTCCGTCAGGATGAGTTACAGAAATATCATAAGGACCATGTTGTTCTACATTTTTACAAACGACACACCCTTTTTTTAAAAAATAAATAATTGCTCTTTTTTCGTTGATTGTTCCCTTGGTGCTTGTTTTCATATATTATAAAACGTATAACGTACCGTCAACTCTTCTCCTTTATTAATATTGTTTAATGTAACAAGACTCCATTTCTTTGTGTATTTTTCATCGTGAAGTTCTACTTTCACCACGTTTGGGGTGTTGGAATGATTAATGAATCCACCAAGTGGCGTTCTAAGAATTTCTTCCTCAATTTTAATGTGAGTAATACCAAGATTAGTTCCTTGGGCGATTACTTCTTTAGCGAACAGTCCTAAGCCATTGACTTTGCTTTGTTTTATAGTAAGTGATTCAGGTAAAGGTTTATACACTATAATCCCTTTCGATGATCATTTCGCAATAATGAATTGCTTTCAATATATCTTCCTTCCCATTCTTCTCTTTATGCCTACAGATATATTTTATAACACTGCCTTCAGCAAAGAGCAACTTATTCTCATTACTAAAGGTACTAGGTTGGATCTTCATTTTGCGATAATAAGATCCTCCTATTTGTTTATTGTATGCACTCATAGAACATACCAAAGGTTCAATACAAAGCAGCATGCCCAAATAGCCACAACTGTTTTCCACCAATGTTTTTTTATTAATATCATATTTTATACTCCTTTCTTCTGTCTTTTCCCCTAATTAAGAATAGATTTTGTTTTGCTCTTGTT